TAAACCAGACACTCAATTATTAATGACACCACTTTCAAATAAAAAATATATACATAATCCTTTAAATTCTATTTTTATTACAATAGAAGGTAATACGGTTAATGTTATTAACCATAAATATTCATACACGGTTGTAATTCAAGATAAATCAAAAATTGAAATAACTAACTATTTCAATGAAGTTTTAGAAACTCAAAGATTAAAAATGGAAGAAGAAATTACTTCCAATATTAAACACTCTCTTAAGAATATATTACAAACATTAGTTTGACGGACAAACTTCTTTAGCGATTTTTTCAGTTTGTCCTTCTTCAATTAGTCCTATTCTGTGTAGTACGCAATAATATCTTGGATTTTCATTTAAATGTTGTTGTGCAATTTTACGTGCTTCTTTTAAATCTTTAACGTATTGCGATTCAACCATTTCTCCAAGGTCTATCATTTTGTTTTTTCTGACCTGTTCGTTGAGGATGGACTTGATAAATTGTCTCATACCTTCATTAGTATTTTTCTTTTTGGGTTTATAAGAGGTCATTATTGGTTTTTGACCTTTACCTGATTGTGTATCTTTTTTTTCGGCATCTCTTTTTTGTCTACAAGCATTTTGTTTTGCGGAATCGCTCATTTTACCCGCAACACCTGCTGCTCTACACTTTGGATAAGCACCTTTATCGGTGTCAGAACGACCACAAGGTGGATGTTTTCCATCTTTATCTTTTCTACAAATATTAACCCACGGCCCTTTAGGCTGACTACTACCTTTTGGCTTCTTTTTTTTGCCAAACCATACTGCTAAATCTTCATTTAATTGTTGTTCCATGTTGTTTTTGTGAAAAAAATTACGATACTTTACATAAATATAAAACCATATGAAAAATACTAAAAATACTGAAGAAATATCAAAAAAAACACAAGAAATTATTGGTTCTCTTTTTGACACAATACATTACACATCAAATGAACAATTAAATTCATTTATTGATGGTATGAATGAAGAACAAGCAATGTATTGTTTAAAACAAGCATTAATTGCCTGTCACGTTAGAGGTGCATTTACAATGGAAGAAACCGAAGCAGTTTCAAAGTCTTTAAGAATTTTAAATTCTTAAGATGTTGGTGTAGGTGTTGGAGTCTCAGTTGGTGTTTGAGTCGGAGTATCTGTTACTGTAGGTGTTGGTGTATTAGTTGGTGTTTGAGTAGGAGTATCCGTTATTGTGGCCGTTGGTGTGTTAGTAGGAGTTTCACTAATAGTTGGTGTTGGTGTCTCAGTTGGAGTTTGAGTAGGAGTATCCGTTACCGTAGGTGTTGGTGTCTCAGTTGGAGTTTGAGTAGGAGTATCCGTTACCGTAGGTGTTGGTGTATTAGTTGGTGTTTGAGTAGGAGTATCCGTTATTGTGGCCGTTGGTGTGTTAGTAGGAGTTTCAGTCACTGTTGGTGTAACCGTATTAGTAGGTGTTATTGTGGGTGTAGGTGTAGGTGTTGGAGTTCTTGTCGCCGTTGGTGTTGGTGCGGGACACGACTCAATTAATATTATATTACCTGAACCATTTGTTTGAAATACAGTGTTACCTGGTAATCCACCAGAATCTGAAAGATATGTTGCAAAAATTGGTGTTGTAAAACTACTATTCAAGTATATTGTTGTTCCTGTAGTCCAAAAACCAATAGCAACATTACTATAATATGTTTGAAGACTTGGACTTGAACAAGCATCTAATGATGTTGTACCGCTAGATAATGATGTAATTGTAAACACAGGTCTAGTTGGTGTTGGTGTAATTGTAGATGTTATAGTTGGAGTTGGTGTTAAACTTGATGTTACACTTGGTGTTGGAGTTGCTCCATAACTTGGAGTAACAGATGCTGTAATACTTGGAGTTGGAGTTACTGGTGGTGGCCAATCAATTGTTGAAAGAATTTGAATACTTTTAGATGCTGTCGAATAAGTACCGTCAATATACCATACATTAATAGTTTCATTTTCTAATACTTCGTGATTATTTATATTTAAATTATCCGAACATCTAGTATAATTAATAACACCAATAGATGTTATTGAGTTATTTTTTATTATTGATTTTTTACAAGCCATCTTATTTTATACATTATAAATACCTTTATAAAACAAAAAAGGGAACCTAAGTTCCCTTTTTTTATGACGTTTGAGATAAATTATCTCAATTCTTGTAAGTTGAATGTTCTAACTCCGTCAACTGTAACTCTACCATAGAAACGGTTGTTAACCATTTTCTTAGCGTATCTTGTCATGATACCCTTGATAGGTGTGAAGTTGAATGGGTTATACATAGTTGGAGTCAACTGTAAAGGTACGTATGGAGCGTAAATGTAACCAGTATCCAACAAGCTAGTTCCTTTGTGTCCGATTAACACTTGGTTAGCTGGGAAGTAAGGGTCACGATATACTTGATATCTACCTGACAAAGTACCGATTCTTTCAATACCCATGTTGTATTGGTCTTGCTCAGGAGCTGCGTTTGATACGTGGAAGTATTCCAAGTCATCAAAGATAGCAGATACTTCAGAAGATACAACAATCCAGTTAGCACCACCTCTTAAAGTTGATTTGTGAATTTGAGCTGACAATTGGTTAATTGCAGTAATCAAAGTTTGGTTCCAATCTTTTTGAGTGTAAGGAGTCGTACCAGAAGAAGATAGTCTCTTCCAACCGTTGTAATCCCATCTCAAGTTCCAAGCCGCACCTTTTCTCAAATCTCTCAAGATTTCTCTATCAATCTCTGCAGCAACTTGCTCAGATAACAATGCTGTCAATTCAGCTTCAGCATCAATGTTGTGGAATGCCGCAACGTCTTGAGCTAATTCAGGAGACCATTGTGCTCTTAATTTTCTTTCTGTTACAGAAACAGTTACTGACTCAAGGTCAAAAGAAACTTCACCAATTTGGTCTTCAAATTCCAATTCTTTGTACAATCTGTAAATTGCTAAGAAAGCATTGTTAACAGCTGTAGTAGATGAGAAAGTAGAACCTGTGTAACCATCCATAGATGAATCACCACAAGTAATACAAACAGGAGCTTGTAAATCAATTTCCAAGAAAATAAATCCATTAGCGTCACATACGTTGTAGTAAGAACCACCTGAATTTTTGTTTACTGGGAAAGTAGTATTTACTTGACTTCCGTATTGAACAATACCTTTACCATATCTTTGAGTAACAACTCTGAATAAATAAGGGTTAGTTGTGTTTGCTGAAGTAAATTGGTTAGTTGAAACACCTAAGATGTTCAAACCTGACAAGAATTCTTCAGTATCCATAGTATTACCGTTAGGACCAATCAATTGACCAGCACCTGCGTTAGAGAATCCACTCATAACAATGATAACTTTTCTATAGTTATCTTCAGGGTATTCTGCAGGTAATAAAACACCAGCGTTAGACCAAGCGTAAGTTACAGTATTTGCTGTAATAGCACTCCACTGACCTTTTGAATAGTCAAACAAACCAGGAGGGTTTAAACCAGCCTCATTTCCTTCGTAGAATAAATCATACAAATCTTTGTTATAGATTGGGTTAAATGTACCATCACCTGAAGTGTATCCAGCATCAGGATTACCTGGATAGTTTCCTGGAGAACCGATAGGAGCGTAGTGAGTTCCTGAACCACCAAACAAACCATCTGTTGATGTACCACCAGAATAACCTTGAATTTTAGGTACAAAGTAGAACAATTTACCGATTGGTAAGTTCATTGCTTGTACAGACACGATGTCGTTAGCTAATAATTTAGAGAATACTCTTCTCACGATTGGGAAAACAACTGTTTCAAAAGAACCGCTATCAGAAGTTGAAGAAGCCTCATTGATTAAGAAAGAAGCTTGGTTTTCGTATAACTGAGCTACGTTTTCTTTCATGTGACCTTTTAAACCTTCCAAAAAGCCAAGTTTATCCCATTTGTTGATTGTGTCTTCTTTGATAACCTTAAGGTGTTTTAAACCAATGTTACCAACAAGACCGCTTTCTAATAATGCACCCATTTTAGTATTTTTTTGTTTTTAAGTTTTATTTATTTTTATTTTTGTATTTTTTGCATGATATCCTTCATTCTTAAGAATTGTGGATTTTCATAAGTTTTTGACTCAATTAAGTTTTGTGAAGAACCTGATGCTGGTGATTTACCAATTTTTTCCATAGATTCTGTAACTACGTTTTGAGTCGTGGTATTTAATTCATTTTTAATTGATGAATACAATGATTTTGATTCTTTTAATGACTCAACATCATCAAATCTTCTTAAGATATTAATCTTTTCTTGTTTTGTTGTTGTATGTTCTGTAAACAATCTTGTAGCGTAAGCCAAGTTTGAATTAAACACAGCAACTTCATTTAATTTTTCTCTGAAAATATTAAGTGCTTTTCTGTATTCTTCATTCTTCTCTCTCAATCTTTCAACTTCTTCAGCAAGAGCCTGATTTGGAATTACTTTCATTTTAGGTAAACCTTTTCTTTGAGCGTAATTTCTAGTTCCATTACCTAATGTTCTAGCAGCTTCTTTAGTTTCCTCTTTTTCGTAATCTTTGTAATGACCATCTTTTTCACCAGCTTTCTTTTCAACACCATCAACATCCTTACGTCTGTATTCGTGTTTTTTAGAACCATACTTTTCTTTCATTTCAGCTTCAGTGTATTCAAACTTCTTAGGTTTTAAATTCATACCAACTCCTTTAGCTTTACCTTTTGGTTCAATAGCCGCTTCTTTGGTTTCCATTTTTCTACCTTCTTTATATTCAAATTTAGCACTTCCAGTTTTAACACCTTTACCTACTACAGGTTTACTCATCATTGACCCTTCTTTAGTTTCCATTTTTTTAGCTTTGTTAGTTAAAGAGGATTTTGTTAATTTACCCATAACTGGTTTAATTGTCATTTTACCTTCAGACATGTTTTCATCCTCATCTTCATCTTCATCCTCATCTTCATCGTCATCGTCTTCTTGTTCTTCCATTTCTATTTCATACACTACTTCGTCCATTTGTTCTTCTTCCATGTACTCTTCTTCCATTTCAACTTCGTCCATTTGTTCTTTACCAAAAATGTCAGCCATCATAGATTCTAAATCATCGTTAGATAATTCATCTTCATCCATTTGTTCTTCTTCCATGTACTCTTCTTCCATGTACTCTTCTTCCATTTCAACTTCGTCCATACTTTCAGTTTGAATAATGTATTCAACATCTTCATCTTCATCGTTTAAAGTAATGTGGTTACCATCTTGTTTAACAATGATACCATCTTCATCACTCATAGATTTGAAAACCTTTAAGATTTCATCATCAGACGCATTTGTAAGGTCAATTGGTAGTGTATCTTCAGAATCCATATCAAAGTCCATATCAAATTCATCTTCCGATTCATCATCGTCAGAATCCATATCAATGTCCATTTCAACATCATCCATGTCTTCATCATCAGAATCCATATCAATATCCATGTCTAAATCATCTTCTGATTGTTCATCCATTTCAACTTCTTTTGATTCTTTTTCAGTCTCATTTTTCAAAGACTCTTTTACTAATTCTGAGATTTCTTCCTTCATAGTAGAAGCAAGTATTCCTTTTGCATTTTCGGCAACTACTTGTTCCAAATTTTTCATTTGTAGTAGTGCTTCCTCAACTAACGACTTTTTATCTGTCATATTATTATAGAATAATTTAACATATAAATATATCCATATGTCAAAAAATTCTATTTGGGCTTAGTAAAAACCCTAAATAAATAAAAAACCCCTCGGTTAGGAGGGGTTTTTATTAATCTTCAATAACTTCGTCTATTTTACTTTCGGAGACTGCTGTGATTCTCCAATCATGTTGAAACCCAGTATATCGGGATGTTACCTTGGCTTCAACATCAGTTACAGAGTAACCTTTAACCAATTTTTCCTCTCGGATTTTCTTTAATTTACCTGTGTTTTCATCAGGTAAATCGTACTGTACTTTTGCTACAAAATATTTTTCGTCCATGTTTTTTAAATTATCTGTCCAAATAATGGTTTAATTTTTTCAATAAGTCAATAGAGCGATTCATTTTTGTCCCACTATCTTGTTCTATTGGAGACATTCTTGAAACTTTTTCTTCTTCCAAATTTTCTTCAAATTTGCTTCTATCATCAGGATTTGTAAAAAGATATGCTCCAGGTGTAGATGGTGAAGATACCAAATCAAAACAGATTAATTCAAAATCATCCTGTACTTCATTTTGTTCACCGTTCTTTTTTAAAGAACCAACCCCACGTGAAGATATACCCAAAGTAACACCCTGTCTCAACAAGTTAGCAGCTTGGTCACCCTTTGTAGATACAATACCTCTTTCATGGAATCCTGGTGATGTTAAAAGACGTAACTTACCCATAAGGATATGTCCGTCCCACCATATATCATTAATGATGTGAGACACACGGTCAAGGTCAATTAAAGATGATTCAGGGTGATTTAATTCTGAAAGGGATGTTCCTTTTTCAATCATTTTTTTATAATTGTCAGATTCACGTTTTAAGATTCTTTCAGGGTACACTCTACCATTACGGTTTGGTGTGTTGTATTTTTGAAGTACGGCATAGAATTCAAAAGGTTTTGAATAATCCAAGAAATTCTTGTGATTTTCTTCAAGCATCTTTTTGTTAAATTCATGAGATGGTGACACATATCCTGCATCCATTTCAATCAATATTCCTTTACCTGTGTCGGTAGGTCCTAATATTTTCATACGTATGTTTTAGTAATAAATATTAAGATGTTTCTTCTTTGCTCTTTTTAGATAGTGTAAAATCAAAATACTCGTTCTTTTTAAAGTTTTCAATATAAATTTCTTTGGCAATTCTTTTTAATTTATCTTTAAGAATTGTATCTTTGAAATCCACTTCTTGTGATAAGAATAAGGTAATTTCCAAATTCATAAAACTTTTCTTACCATAAACAATTCCGCTAGTCCTTAAATCCAAATCAACAATATAATTGTCTTTAAAAAATGTGGGGTCTAATATTTCAAATATTGTGTGTTTTATCTGTCTACTAAAATTTGATACTATTCTTTCCCAATTGTCGTAACTTTGTTTTGGCGAAACCCAACTTTGTAGATTAAGATAAACTGATTTAAAGTTTTTGGAATCAACTGTTCCATAACTCACTTTTGAATTGTTGAATCCTACAATTCGTGATGTTTTTCCTTTTTTCATTAATAATCATGTGTATAAATTGTTTATTGTTTGAAAAAAAATAATCTAATTTTATTCTATTGTCAAATTTTCACCAATTTTGTATTATTTACTATAATATGTTAAAAGTAAAAATAGACGAAAAGACTCCATTGGAAAAAGCCTTGAAACAATTAAAAGGAAAGGTAATTAAAACCAAGCAAAATGAAAAGTTGAGAGAAAGACTTCAGTATGAAAAACCATCTGTTACACGTAGAGCTCAGAAATTAAAAGCTCAATACGTTGAATCTCAAAAACCTAAAGATTAATTAATGTTATTATACAAATTGTATAATCTTACATAATTGATTTTAGAAAACTCTTCACCTTTAATTTGGTTAATAGTTTCCTGCAATTTTTTTGTTGTGATATCATCCATAGATTCATTAATACCACTTAAAGAGTGAATTGTTTTTACTTTTAAATCTTCAAACTCTTTTGATAATTCCACATCTTCAGTCATTAATACTTTAGATAAATCTCTTTTAGAATCTTCATCTAAATTTTCAATATAAGAACTTATTTCTCTATTGGCAATATTCATCAAAGTTTCTATTGGTAATTGTATTGTAGTTTTAACTTCAGTACTTTCACTTAAAGTTTTTATCAAATTTTTTCTGCTTTCAATATTCTCCATAATCTTATCAGGAGTATTGTAAATCAAATTATCAATATCTTTATAGTTGTTTTCACTTACAACATCTTTAACCCAATATTCAATTTTTTGAGTTTTTAATTTTGGAATAATTTTTTCAACTTGTCTTAAAGATTCGTTGATGTAAGCTTCAGATAATGTCTTATCATAACCTTTTTTCTTGGACAATTCAGTGTAGATGTAAAACATTGTACTGGCATTTTTATTCTCCAACACCAAACTTTTAAAGTTTTTTAACTCTATTTTTGTTGTTTCATTCACATAAGAATTAATCATTAATCCTTCTATCTTGCTAAGTAATTGTCCAAATTTCATATTAATAAATATATCAATCTAATAGTTTTCCTAATTGTTCTTCAATAAGTCCTAATGAACGTTTTCCTCGTTCTAAATCAACCTCATCAACACCATACAAATTATCACGTTCTAAAATGATGTTCATATTCTTTTTAACTGATTCAGGTGTAACCGCTGTTTCACCCCCTGCCGGTGGTACTTCACCTCCTGCTGGTGGTTCTCCACCTAAGTCAGCACCAAATCCACCCATATCACCTCCTTCTGCAGGTGGTGTTTCTGTAGTTCCTGTTGTTGCTCCATTATTACCATACAACTTGTCAACATTGTCAAACAATCCTGTTCTTGTTATTACGTTAGGTGTATTAGCAATTTCAGTTGCAACTGCTTTCTCAACTCTTTGTTGTTGTAAGTCAAGTTTAATATCCTCATCAGAGAATCCAAGAATATGTTTCTTAGCCCAAGTTTGAGATGTTGGTGCAATACCTTCAATAGGTGCAACAGCGTCTTTGTATAACAACATTTTTTCTTTCCAAACATCTATTGTTAACAAGTCAGCTTGTTTAGATGGGTTAGTCAAACTTAATTGGAATGAATTTAATTCATCTTCAAATCCTAATAAGAATAAATGAATGATTGCAATTTTGTTAAGTTCGGCAACCATAGATTTTTGAATTCTATTGATTGTACGAGCAAAACGAATATCCTGTAATGATAAGTTTCTACCATCACCAACAACTTCTTCAAAACCTAAGAACGCTTTTGGTATTCTTAATGCTGTTAAAAGTTTCTTTTGGATGTATTCAATATCGGCAATTTCTGATAAGTTTGTAGCCCCTGGTAAAGTTTCAATTGGGTTTGGAGCTGCCGGGTCTCTTACAGGTATAAAGAAATCTTGGTCAACAGCCATTTGGTTAAACCTCATATCTACGTTTCCTGTTTGTGGGTCAGTGATTTGGTCTTTCTTAAATTGTTGTGCAAATCTTTGTACGTATGGTTGAATATCAGCATCATCCATGTTACCAACAAACACTTTAAATACACGTCTTTCAGGTGCTCTTGATGTTCTATAAACCAACATCGCATCTTCAGCAAGAATTAATTGTTTCCAAATACGTCTTGCTTTTTCTAACATTGCGGTACCATAAGGAAGTTTTCTGTCATCACCCAATAATCTAAAGTGAGCCATTTCCCATGTGTTGAATTCCAAATTTTTGTTCTTCCAAGTAAATGTTAAACTTTTAGCATCACTATTAGAAGCTACAGCACCACCCATACCAGATGTTGCTCTACCTTTCATACCAACTTCAATACGTTCAATTTCAATGTTTGGTAGTTGTAAACAACCAACAATACCTTTTTCAGGGTCCAACTTTAAGAAAACAAAGTTATCACCATATTTTGCGGTGTTACGTGTCCACATTGGTAAGTTTGTATTAATATCCAATGCGTTATTAAATAAATCTCCTAATACCGCCTTAATTCTTGGTGAATCAGAGTATATTTGTAACATGTATCCATTTTCATCAACCGTTGTAGATTCTTCGGCATATGTATCCAAAGCCGCAGAAATTTCAGGAGTATACTCCATTGACTCATAATCGTAGTATGAGGCCAATCTTGTTGGTTGATAATAAATTGCTTGAGAATATAAATTATTTTCAATTTTAGCCCATTGACTTGAAATATAATAAGTTTGACGAGCTTGTAATTTTTCTTTTTCGTATTCGGCTTTATCCGTAGTTCTTAATAATTCTTTCTTATCAAACTTATAAGTGGGAATATCTTGACCCAAAAGGGAATTTGGTCCAAGTTGTTGGGACAATCTTTGCCATATCGTCAGGTTCTTTTCTTCCATAGTTAAAATTTAAATCAATACTAATATATATCAACGCTTCATTCCGCCGAATAACCATAAATAGTCTTGATAATCCTTTTGTGTTGGTTGATTCTGATATGCAATGTTTGACTTATGATTTGTATTTGGCATTGCAGGATTAAAGTATTGTTCTTTTGGTGGGTCATAAGAAGTAACCTGCCAAGACTCCAACATAGTTTTTGCTTGTTCTGTAACCTTAGTAAGTTGTGAAAATGATGAATCTGACACATATACAGCCATAGCCAAAGACATGATTAAATCATCATGTTGTCCTTTCATGTGGTCAGGTCTTCCATTAATATAAACAAACGTATTCATTTCATTCAACAATCTTGATGAATGAACTTTTAATCCGTGTCTTAAACTTTCTTCAAGAGCGGCAATAATTTGAACCCTTTTGTTGTTAAAGTTAATACCAGGTATTTTATCAGCAGCCTTTGGGTCAAATTTCCATCTGTTACCAAAATCAACACCATCAACATATAAATCTTTATATCCTAATTCTTGGAGTTTTCTTGCGGTTGCAACCCCCATACCACCCGTGATATCAATTACTATAAAACAGTTGTACATATTACCCCATTTGTAAGCAATTTCCGCCAATACATCAGGAGGAAGTTTTCCAACATATTCGGCAACTTGTTCCCTTTCATCAAAATCATAAATTTGGAATGTTGAGTAATCTTCTGAGTCTCCACGAGATACGTCAACACCCATAATATATCTATGATTAAGTTCAGGTTCTTTCCAAATCCAAAGTCCACCACCCATCATTTTATTCATGGGTTCTTTAATCATATTGTCGGTAATATTTTTAATTAAATTAGCATCAAATACGTTATCACCCGAACCCAAGAAATTACATTCCAATTCCTGAGAAACTTTACGTTTATCGTATTTAAGTTTCTTTACCATCGCCTCAAACCAAGATGAACATGGTTTGTATCCCAATTCAAAATAAGCTTTTAACTCATCATAGTTTCTTTCGTAGGGGTCACGACCTGAAAAATCAATAATCCTATCTGAAGTATATTCTTCACGGTTTAATAAAAAATGAATAATCTCATCTGTCTTAACCAAGTACAAATCTTTAGTATAACGAGGGTCACGATACCAAAACATTTCGGTAATCTTGAAATCATTCATTCCACGATTGGCTTGTTCGTAAATTTCATAGTAAATTGGGTCATATCCGTTTGGTGTTGATACAACAACAACTTTACCACCCGTAGACAACGAAGCCATACAAGCAGCCCAGAAATCACCATCTGCTTCAATATACGCAGCTTCGTCAAATATCAACATAGTTGGGGTATAACCACGAAGTGCATCCTTAGATGTTGCAACCGCTTTGACTTCACAACCATTAGATAATTTAAAGTGTCTTGCAGCGTTTTTATCAGGTGAAAAACTTACACCAACCCACGAAGGCCATTGTTCTGTGAATCCACGGATTTTGTTTGCCATTTCCACGGCAGTATCCAATTTGTTTGCAATAATCAAAACCTTTTCAGGTCTTTGTTTTGATGCAAATACAAGTCTTTTACTTGCCCAAGCGGCAGTTACCGTAGACACACCTGCCTGACGGTATTTTAATGCAATGTTTTCGTTGAAGTTTTCATAATCCTCAACCAAATTAACTTGGTCAGGAAATAACTCTAATGGGACGTATCTTGACTGAGTGTTATCATAAGTCTGAAGATACGTCTTAAGAGCGTATGGTGTGTTTTTAATACACCTTGAATATTCTAATAGTAATTGTTCTCTGGTTAAACCCATATAAAAGGTTAGTATTAGGACCTGTCAATACCTAAACTACCTAAGAAATCATCTAAATCACTCAAATCATCATCGTCAGGACCCATAGTGTCACCATCTTCATCAGTATCATAGTCTTCATCATCATCACTATGTTCCTCATTCAAATGTTCCACAATTTCCTTAACCATTCTGTCTAAGATTGATGTTGCTTTTGCATCACCCCTTAAAATCATTTTCGCTAATTTAAAAAATTCGTCAGCAGATAATGCTGAAAATCTTGCAAAAAGGTAGTTTTGTATGAATTTTTTATCTTCATCAAATAACTGTTCAGGATATGCTGCTAAGAATTTTTCCCATAATATTGGACCAATTCTTAAATCCCAAATTTCACTTGATAAGCTGTCAGTTGATGCCATGACCATTTCGGCTTGTTTTGGGTCATCAGGAAGACCTTGTGTTCCCAAGATTTCCATAGTACCTTTAATTAATTCGTGAATTAATATAGGGAAAAATACACCCGTCGCTTTAACTGTTGGGGGGTCAGTTTGAATATCAACCTCTTCCTTACCACCAACACCACCTTGACTCATCATCATGTCCATCATCTCATCAGGCAATACCCAATACAATAAATCATTTACAGACATAACAACACCATACAAATTCAATAAGTCGGGGTCAACTCTATCTAATTCATCTCTAACTAATTCAAACATGTAATGTCCTTTTTTAGACGAACCTTGAATTAATGCGTTAATAAATCTTCTTTTTGCCTTTTCAATATCAAATCTTTCAAATGCTGAAATAAAATCTTCAAGGTCTTCTTCTTTTTCTTGGAAATTCTGTTCAACTTCTTCGTCTTCAGGTTCTTCACCTTGTTTTTGAAAACCAGTCATATCAATTTGTCCTGGCATTACAAGTTCCGCAACATAATTAATTTGGTCAGGTCTTACACCCATTTCTTTTCTAACCAAATCAATTGCCAAATTTTCAAGATATTCTTTATGAGCCATTTGTTTTTGTAACAATTGCATGGCCATACTCATCATAGTTCTTTGTAATTGTTGTAAAGGATTTCCTCTTGAAATATCAGCACCCGCATTTGGAACATAACGTCTAACTTTAGCAACAACATCTTTAAATCTTTTAGACGCTACTAACTCTTCAAACGTTTCAGGTATATTACCTTGTTCTATATTTGGAAATGCAGGATTCGCAGATAACGGAGTTCCTCTTGAAAGAATTGTTCTTTCAATATCAGGTGACATTCTTTCAGGGGTATCTCCATAATCAATTGGAGCCTCTCTAACAATTATTTTCTTTTTCATTATTGGTTTTTAAAATCAATTTTTAATTGGTCAAATTCTAAATAATCAGGAATCTTAACAGTACCCATTTTTGGAGCTTCTGTAGATGCTTTTGGTTTTGGTTGGTGCTTTGGATTTTTGAACGGGTCAGAAGTTTTAGGTTTTTCTTTAGTACCTGGTTTAACTACTGGAGGTGCTGTTTTAGTACCTTGCTCATCAATTTTTTCTGCTTTTGGTTTTGGTTGGTGTTTTGGATTTTTAAAAGGGTCCATTTTACCAGGTTTTTCTTTTTCTTTAGTACCAGGTTTTACTCTTGTCGGTGCTGTTTTTGTACCTTGCTCCATAGTTTCTTTTTTAGAAACATATGTATTTTTATTTGATTTGTCCATTTTTGTTTCATCAACAAAACCAATCATACTATTTTTAAATGGACGAGTAATAATACCTTGTTCACTTAAAGTGTTTATTAATTCACTTTTAGTCATTTTTGGTGAAATATGTTTTTCAACCATTTTAGCCAAAGCGGCTTCCATTATAGGTAAATAAGGATTTTTTCCTTCTTTTAATTGTTTTTTAATTTCTCTTACACATCTTTCCCACTTTCTTGATTTTTTTGGACCAACTTGTGAATGACAAATAGCGAAAGCTTTTGAACTGTCTTTTTCTTCCATCATACCCATACCATCATTTCCACCACCAAATCCATCATCACTAGATGGACCATCATCATTTCCTACACTATTGCCAGCGTAAGGGTCATAATTACTGTCTTTTTCAGCGGAATCGTCCAAATCAGCATCTTCTTCAAGTTCTTTTTCAATTACGGTAACATTAATACCTTTATCAGTGTATTCTTTTGGGTCAATACCTTTTTTTAACATAACTGAACCTTTAACTTGTTCACCAACCATCATTTTATGTAGTTGATTAATTTGACCTTCATTCATTGTTGATAACAATTTATGGCTCAGTCCACGTTCCATTAGTTGTTTAATTTTATTATTTTTCATATACAACGTCTTTTTCAATTTCTAAAATGATGTCTCTTTCGTACAATTTATCTTTTACTTTCTGTTCTGAATCTCCGAAACGAAAAACAAGACGAGTCTCATTTTCACAACTTTCATCTTTCTCCCAGGCTAACGCAATTACATCTTCCATTGCGTCTGTGACTCCCATAAAATCAGAGTCCTGTATAAGTTCAAGTTGGACCACCGTATTTTTCAGTAGTCCAACTTTATTTATATATTTTAATTCAGGTGGTTGTGGGTAACCATGTGCTGGTCTTGAATCCCAATTCTCACCCCAAACGTCTAATTCATCACTAAAGATAAACTCATACATGTTATCTCCTCTATAATTTGGACCAAGTCCATTAATATAGATTAAATGACTCATAAAACTTCACCTTTTGGTGTTACTCTAATTTGTTCTCCGTTGTGTTCAAATACTAAATTACTTTTGTTTGTTTTCCCAACGAATTTAAAATTATTATTTTCTTTCAAGATAAATTCAGAAGCCAATTCTTGTTCGTAACTTTCTGACAATTTTTTAACTTGACTCATTATGTTTGTTTTTTGTTCTTTTGATTCAACAAGTTTTTTGGTCTTTGTTTTTTGTTCATTTTCATTTACAACAAAATACGAAGATAAAACTTTATCAACTTTAGATTCACTGAAAATTTCGTCCATTATTGAAGAAATTTTTGAGTGTACCTTATCTTCTTCAGACATTTCACTACTCATTCTTTTAGTTCTAACTTTCATTGGACCGAATTTTTCTTTGTATGCGTTGAACATTCTTTCACCTTCAGGTCCTTTTTGAAACATTGCATTATTACTATGTTTTTTCATCATTGGTTCAAATTCATCAAACTCTTCTTCATCAAAATCAAAGTCAAAATCACCTGTATATGGTCTATCATTTTCATCGTACCATTCGTCATTCTTAAATGAACCATACATACCTTCACCCATTTCACCATCCATTTCAACATCAGTATCCATATCTAAATCCATTTCGTCATCACCCGCATCTGCATCCATATCATAATCACCACCTTCAGAACCCATGTCATCCATTTCGTAATCTGCCTCAACATCTTCAAATTTGTTCATAACATCTTCTTTATCTTCCTCATCAAGTTTGGTTAAATCCAATGCTGACAAAATTGAATTGATAACATACTTAATATCTTCAGATGTCATACCAATAGAATCGTTCATTAATCTGATTTTTTGTCCTAACTTACCTGTAAGTTTTTGAACAACTCTAAATGTAACTTCTTCTTCAGGTTCTGATGTTTCAGAATCCATATCCATTTCCATATCACCATCAGGTGTATCCAATTCCATGTCCATATCCATTTCTTCACCACCTTCAGGTGCGTCAAGTCCTGCGTCATCCAAAGGAGCATCCATAGAACCTTCTTCAGGTGCTGGAGCTGGCGGTGGAAGTTCTGCAACTGGTTCAGGTGCAGGTGCCGGAGCCGGGGCTTTAGGAGTTTTTAATGTAAACTTTTTTTGTTCACCGATGTTATACATAGACACCTCTTCTTCATTTTCAGTAAGTCTATTAACTTCACCAGCCATTAAGTTTAATCTTTTTAATGCTTGAGAATATGAACCATAGTATTTTCTATTTTTCATAGGCTCAATGTATTCCAAAGATTCATTAACCATTTTCTTAATGATATAACCTTGTTTTTCTTTTACGATTTCATAGTTAGTACCATCAGCTAATTGTTTAGCAAATTCCACTCTTGAAGTTTCATTGATTCTTGAAGGAATATTTTCTTGATATCTAGCGATTTCAAGGATTCTTTTGATTTTTTCATCTCCTTGTAATTTTTCGCTTCCGATAGGTTTTAAGTCAGCCATTTTTATATTTTTTGTTTTTTAGTTTAAGAGTTTAGTCCATTAAATCCACCAAGGGCTACTGAGTCTACTTGAACTACAGACCTTCCTTGTGCGTTTGAATATATTGCGTGTGGCATTGCTTGAGTATATGTGTTACCTGAACATGTAATACAATCTTCATATACTATAGTTCCACCTTGTGTATTTGTTGTTCCACCTGTTAACGCAAAACCACTAGGTGTGATTGTTGGTGTTATACTTGGTGTTGGTGTTATTGTTGATGTAACCGTAGGGGTTACAGTTCTTGTTGGGGTAATACTTGGTGTTGGAGTAACAGTTGGTGTTCTTGTTAATGTTGGTGTTACTGTTGGTGTAGCACTTGGTGATATAGTAATACTTGGGGTAATACTTGGGGTAATACTTGGTGTTGGTGTTAACGTTCTAGTTGGTGTTAACGTTGGAGTAATACTTGGAGTAATACTTGGTGTTGGTGTTAACGTTCTAGTTGGAGTGACAGTTGGAGTAACAGTTCTAGTTGGAGTAACAGTTGGTGTTCTTGTTACTGTTGGTGTTATAGTTGATGTTGGAGTAACAGTTGGTGTTCTCGTTACTGTTGGTGTTACCGTACTTGTTGGTGTAGGAGTTGGTGTTACAGGTGTTCTTGTAGGAGTTGGTGTTACGGTCTGTGTTGGAGTTGGCGTTGGTGTAGGATTTGCCGATAAACAAGTTGCACAATCATTATAATCAACAGATTGTGTTAAAACTTTATCAATACCTGTTGCTGGCTCTGCGTTATCTATTATATCATAACATCCTGGTGTGGATGCTCCTGTGAATGTTAAATAGTAATTACCATTAACTGCAGGTAATGATGCACTATCAAAATCAACGAGTATTGATGCTCCGCCACCACAAGGACCTATTAAATATGTTACTAATGCCATAATTTTACTATATAAATATAGCAATAATGGTAAATTGTTAAATTATTCTACGTCAGTATTTTCAACAGATAAATTTTTATCTATTAATTTGTTTTTAAAATCAAATAATTTTTGAATATAACCATTTCTACGAAGAAATTTAAACACTAAATTTTCGTATGAAAACTCCCCATCTTTTTCCAAACCCGAACTACGGAATTTCTTTAATCTGTCTTTGAAGGTATCTAAACGTTTAACCGATTTGTCATAATCTTCACCTTCAGCATCTTCAATAATACTATCAATTTGACTCATCATTGAATTTGTTTTTGACAATAACATTTCTTTGTCAATTTTAACATTTTCTTTTTCAGGATTATGAACCCATGTATCAAACATTACTGAATACACACCACTTGAAAAATGTGATTCGTCAATATCTTCAGCGTATAATTCCACATCAAAACCTTTTACGGTAATATTGTGGGTAGTATTAAATAAAGTTTTTTTAAGTGTAAATAACTCTTTATACATTTCAACATCTTCAGGGTCAAACTGTGTAAAATCAACGTAAAGGTGTAAATCAATATCAGAAAATTTTGACCAATTAAAATTGGCTAGTGAACCAGTAAATCTAACATCATCAACAAATAAATCATCACCCAAGTAATCCATGAATTCCCCGGCAATCATTAACAATGCTTTTCTAATTTGTGGTTTTAACTTTGGTTCATCACTTTCAACATCATCCCATATTTCAGGGTTTAATGTTTCTTGTGTTCCAAAAGAAGATAATATTTCTGAGTATTTATCCATCCTATATAAATACTCAACTTTTTATTTAAGGTAATTTTTTGTATTTGTATACTTTTGAAATTTTGGAATTGAAGTATTTTCCTTGTGATTCTGACAATCTGAATTCGGCGTATACATTGTGTGGTACTTCTTCATACTCATAACGTGTACCATTTTTAAATTCGGCAATCATAGTTTTGTCTGCCGTATCATATTCGGTTCTAACAATGTTAGACGAATTAATTTCATTAAGAATTTTTGTACCTTTAATTTCTTGTCTTCCTACTGCCATAATAGTATAAATATTAAAAGACCCCTGATTTTAGTCAAGGGTCTTTTTATTAGGGTCTCATTTTTTGTAGTTGGTCTCGTAGTTCAATCGCTTTTTCAAAGTTTTGTGATTTAATACACTCCTTCAATTCATCTTCAATCTTTTTAATTTCTTCTTGGTCTTTTTCAAAAGTTTTGATTTTATCACGAAGATAAATTGCCAATTGGAAATCTTCTTTTTCAACCGCTTTGTCAAGTTGTTGTTTTAATGATTCCAAAGAATTTTTATTTTTTCTTGGTGCACCCATAGTACCCGTAGTTACAATGTAAGTAATTCTACCATCAGGGGATGAAAAAGTTTCTTTTTCCCATTCCATACCATTTTCACTTCCTGTTTCAGTTTTATGTTCCATAAAAGAACTGTTA